GCAAAACAGATCAGACGGTGAGTATGAACGCCAGATGGATAACCAGCGGCTAGCCCTGGGGCAGAAACAGTCCATAACATTTACAACCCGCGCAGGCATCCTTGGAGCGTCAGACGCCACAGTGCCAGTAAGTGTGGGCGACGTTCTGAATTATTTGATTGATCGTTCCAGCGAAGGTGACCGTGAATTCATTCAAACGGGTAATGGCGGCGGCGGGCAGAAAGAAGCAAAACTGAACAATTCAGATGTTGGAAGCTCGATTGCTTCATTACAGCGAACTTATGACGAAGAGATCAATGTTGGAGACCTTTACAGAGTCGGTTCAGCCTTAGCAATCTGCATAGAAAGAACGGTTAATCCTTTTGTTAGTGACTTTGATGTAACAGGAAACGGCACTACCGTCACAGCAAAATTACAAATCACTAAGGCTGGTGTCGTAAACACTTGGACAGCCGCCACGCTTACACCAGCTGAGAGTGCTGAGAAGCAAGGAGCACTAGCAACACAAGCAGCTCAGATATTCAAAATTGCGATTGGATCATTTTCTATCGAAAGACCAGCCCGCGTGATTGAAGTAGGCATCAAGAGTTCCTTAGGATTAAAAACAAATGGATTAGTGAACTTTAATTCACTAAAAACAGAAGGAGATTACGACGGCAGCCAATGCCCAAACGGTAGCTATCAAGCCTATGTTGACGCGGAATATTGCGGTGGACAAGACGATGGCATCCCAAGAGAGGAATCTTACCGCAGCGAAATCACACCTGGAACGTACTCATCAGCCGAAAGCCGGTACAGCTTTTTCCGCATTGCTTACCGAGACATTGACGCAACCGATTATGTAGAACTATCCAGCCTTTACGGCATCCGCAGCCAAACAAGCAGTGCAATCTTTAATTACTTCCGGCTTGAGTTTGATAGCCCCAAGCGCCGAGACATCCGTCTAACACCTATCTCAGGTTGGGAGATAAGGAACAACTACGCTCCTGGCAACCTGTATGTGCTAGATGCGCACGCTCAAGTACAAACACAAGTATCAGAAAATAATGTCACTGTATTTTTTACAGGTGTTCAGATATTTAGGAACAGCGCAACATTCAACATTAAAGCCTTTGTACCCAATAGCGCCAATAGAGTAAAGCAGCTGGGGCGTGCAGCACCTGACGATGTTGACAGTTACGTTGACAGCTACGCCCAGCTTGCGGAAGCCTTCATTTATTCAGAGATAACCGCATCAACAGGACAACCGGAGCACAGCATCAGCTACGTCAACATTGTCAATGAGAATGCGACAGTCCCTGAATATAACGACGTTGCAATTCTTGGTTTAAACATCCGAAGCAGTAAAGAGCTTAGTTCGCTTGACCAGCTGAGCGTCTATGTAAACGAAGGCGTTATCGACTCTCATGATTTTGCTGATGTCTTCTACGACCTGCTGACAAACAAGCGTTATGGCGTTGGGGACATATTCAATCCAGCCCAAATCGATAAGGCTAGTTTCGATGCTGCTGCAGAGTTCACTCGCTCTAGGAAGTACTTCTTTGATGGTGCAATATCAGACAAGATCAATATCCGCAGCTGGGGAGCAGAGCGAGCAACAGACTTCCTGCTTGACCTAGGTGTCAGCGGCGGCAGGTTCACGCTCAATCCTGCCCTGACCTTCGACAAACCAGAAACAGTCGTCGCATTATTCACGGCAGGCAACATCATCGAGGAGTCATTCCAGATGAGTTACTACGAAACACAAGCAAGGACTGACCCAAAGATCACCGTTCGCTGGCGCGAGGAGCGATTACAGAACAGCGTTGCTGATCGCGGGTTGTTCCCCCAGATACGTGAGTTCAGCGTCAGAAGGACAGATGCAAAGGATGGAGATGATGCACCAATTGTGCAGATCGACCTGTCAAATTTCTGCACAAATCAAGAGCACGCCAAGGATCGCGCCAAATATGAATGCCAGCTCAAGCATTATGTGACGCACAGCGTGGCATTTAAGACCACTCCAACAGAAGCAAGCATTCAGGTTGGCAGCATTATCCAGTTAGGCATCGAGACAACCCACTTCAACCAACCCACCAACGGCTGCATCTCATCAACAGGTCATGTATCTAGCTGGCCTGAACTAGCCAACGGCACCTATGACGTTCTGCTCTGGGACGGCAACACGCTATTTGAAACCCAGCTGCCTGTAATGAACGGCAGGACCAGTGCCTTTACTAACGCAATCTTTTCTGTCAAAGAAACCGGCGTCAGTGCTCAGGCTTACAAGGTCCAGTCAATCGGATTTGATGAAGACGGCAACGTAGACGTTGAGGCGATTTACTGGCCAATCAACGAGAAAGGCTTCTCTAGATTGGTAGAGAGCTTTGGCGATGAGTTCTTCACCTTTGAGGGCCTGACATGACAGCAACTTTTCCTGCGGTATGCCCCACTCGCCGCACCTACACACCGGGCAATTACCCCACAAAGAAAGTCACATCTATAAACGGAGCGACTACCACTCGCCTATACGGCAGCAAGGCATATGACGCAACGATGAGCTTATCTTTCTTGCTTAACGACACTGATATGGCAAGCCTGCTCGACTCCTGGCACGACTCAAGAGGTGGTTTTTACACACTAGACCTGCCCGATTCAGTGTTCGCAGGTGTTAGCTCAGTCCTACAAGCACAAATTCCAGAGTACTTACAATGGAGATGGGCAGAGATGCCTTCTGTTGAATCCGTTATGCCTGACCGCTCACGGGTTCAAGTTCAGCTGATCGCAACTTTGGATTCCTAATGGCAGTACAAACCGGAGCTGACGGTCAGCTGAAATACAACAACAAGGTCATCGCACGTTGCCGGGACTGGAGCATCTCAATCAATAAGGATGCCCTAGAAGACACCTGCCTTGGAGCGTACGACCGCAGCTACATCGAAGGACTACGCGGCACAACCGGCAGCGCAACTGTGCTGTATGACTCAGGAGATGAAACAGCAAACACAATGCTGAATTCAGTCCTCACCAACGGTCAAGGCGAGTCAAGCATAGAGTTCATCCTCTCCCGTGGGGATAGCAAATCCTTTACCTGTAGCGGGTTCATCACCAGCATCAGCCCCAGCGTTTCCGTTGGTGCGGCAACTGCCTGCAGCATCTCGTTCCAGGTATCCGGCAAACCCTCAGGTGGCTTCTGATGGCAGTTTTAGGTGTAGGCGGGAGACTAAAACTCAAACGCAGCGCACCTGAAGCGTGCGTCATCAGCTCTGAGGCAGTCATCCCAGAGATCGATAGTCTTGCGAGCATCTGCCCCGGCTACTGGAACGGCGACCACGTCAGCACAATCTGCCTGCCATTAGCAAGCGACATCTACCCCGCCAACCCCGGCGGCTATGCCACCTACTTTGACTCCCGCTGGTTTCTCGGTCCTAACCGCACCCAGATCACAACCCGCAACGACAAGTTCTATAAAGACGACACCGAGGACTACCCAGACGGCCAGTTCGGTGGAGCGTCCCAGTTCTATGCCCGCGAGGGTGACATTTCTGGCGGCGAGACGATCGACGGCTGCCAAGACGGTGACTACTGGATCCACATTGATGAACTAGGTCGCGTCAGCTTTTACACCAGCAGATGTGATGCACTCAGCGGCTGTGAAACGGGTCGGGTCAAGTTAGCTTCCACCACCTCTGCAGGTCAGATCACAATCTCACCGTTCGGCAGTGCTGCTTACTTCAACGCAGTGTGGAAGTGCATCTCAGCCTATGGCGAGTACCAATTCAGCGACGGCCAGGACACCATCACACTAATCAGCATCTGTGCTGACGCCCCACGCTACGAAATCCCCGAGGCTGGAACGCTTGAGTACGACAACGCCGACCTACTACCGCGCGGTCAACAGGGCGACGCAGCACCGTTCTGGCAGATATTGTGCGACATCCGCGAGTGGAGCCTTGAGCTGAACGCCCCAAGTGTGGACACCACTGCTGTCGCAGAGAAGTTCGGCACAGCAGTCAAGTCACTGGTCACAGCAGGCGGCAGCACTGAGTTCTTAATCGACCGCAAGTGCTTCGAGAACGATGAATCCGACAACGGTCTAGTGCTAATGCAGCTGCTGCTGATGACAGAGAAGGGCTGTGAAGCCTCCGCCGAGTTCTGGATTATGTCTGGCACCGACCCCTGCGGAAGTAACTGCGATGGCAGCATCGACGGTGGTCTCTACTACGCCTGTGACATCCTTATCACCAATACTGCTGTAAATCTCCGACCCACCGAGATTGTGGCTGGTACGGCATCCTTTGTCTCGACAGGAGAAATCAAGCTTTTAGTGGCGCCTTAGAATGGGATTACTTCTTTAAGTAAGCCAGGCGTGACTGAACTAAAACGAGCCGGGCAAGTAGGTTCACTAGGTCATATTGACACAACCCAAGCTGGGTTCCAGAGTCAAATCGACACTTTGACCGACACGGTTCGGCAACTGGCAGGCGACCCCGAAATCCCCGGCGATCCCCTAAGCGCCCCTTATGTCCTCTATGTAGACGCAAATATCGGTAGCGACACCTTCGTATCAGGTGACTATGTAGGCAGTGACGACGGCTCATATGAATCAAAGATGCGTCGCATCTCACTGCAGCGCCTGGAATGTGGCTACACCGTTGCGCGTCCGTTCCGCACAATCTCCCGCGCCATCATCGAAGCGGGCATCATCACCAGCCGTGACTACCTAAACCTAAGTCCAGCACCCTGCGGCGACCTAGTCAGCATCGTCTTATCTGCCGGTGCAACAACAGTCCTAAACGACGCTGGTGCGACATCAACTCCACTGTGGACTGACGGACAGGAACCCACCGATGCAGAACTGATTGCGTTTAACCCCAAAGCAACCGGTGGTCTGATCCTGCCTCGGGGTTGCAGCCTAATCAGCATGGACCTGCGAAAGACAATCTTGCGTCCCAATGTTGTCCCAACCCCTGAAGACGAAGCAGCGGATTACAGCAACCGCCGCGCAATCTTTAAAACAACCGGCGGTGGCTACTACTACGGCTGGACCGTCCTAGATAAAGCAGGATCAACAACCAGCCACCACCTGCTTGATGTATTTCAGTACACAAGCAAAGCAGAACTAGACGAGTTCTATAGCAAGATTCGGTCTTCCTTTAGAGGTGTAGCGGGCATCAGTAACGAATACGCCGTGTCCCGCTCCAATGAGTATCAAATCGTTGGTCCACTACCACCAGCACCAGACGAAACTGTTGACACAGTCGGTGGTGCGTCGCCTTACATCTACAACATCTCACTTAGATCCACACTGGGGATGTGCGGGCTATTCGCTGATGGCTCCCGTAACGAGGGCTTTTCGTCAGCCGTTGTGGCCCAATTCACGGGTGTGTCTCTTCAAAAAGATATGTCTTGCTGGGAGATTTACTCCGGTGGAACATGGGGCGCAGTTAATAACTACAACGACTACATCAACGCCAGTCCTAACGACCTGCGGATGAAATTGGGGCGGCGTTCGTTCCATATCCGTGCAATCAACAATGCAATTATCCAAAATGTCTCTGTCTTTGCCATTGGGCAAGGGGTGCACACATGGGTTGAATCAGGCGCATCCGTCACGACCACCAACAGCAACAGCAATTTTGGTGGGGTAGCTGCATTAGGCGAAGGTTACCGGTCAACAGCATCCGTAAACGACACCGGCTGGAGCGTCAATCGCCTG